TTGCCCATTCCCCAATTCCAAAGCTTTTTCAGCAATTCCTTTAAGGATTTGACCCCCTGAGAGGTCGCCCAAGTATCTGGTGTAATGGTGACCAACCAAAAGTTCTGATTCATTTTTTGCTACCTCACGAATACGATTTACATATCTCTCACACGCTTCTGACGGTTTAATGAGAGATCTCCAAATAGGACCATAATAATATCTAAGATCCATCTCTAAAGCATCTCTACGATTTAGATCTGGTAATTGGAGATTACCAATTACAGGATGATCTTTTAAATTACTAACTTCTTCCTCTAAAGCACAATACACAAAGTATAAGTCATTAACCAATGCCCTATAACTTTCTTTATTAACAACCCCTCTTAAAAAGGATTTAACAAAAGTAGTATTCTCTGCTGCAGAGTGAGATTTTTTAGTCCCTTCCTTTAATTGCTTTGCAAAATCTAATACAGTCATAATTATTCAAAGCTAATTTCTTCTTCATCTGTAACATCAAGATCTGGGAGTTTTGATTCTACCCAGTGATCTTTATTGTCTATATTTGCAGCCTGAACATATCGCATAATATGCTCATCAATTTGATGATATATTGGATGCAAATTAAGATCCATATTAATATCGTGTGCTATATCTGCTATCTGTGCCTCTGTGAGGCAATGATCAGGATGAGTCAGATTGCACGATGGTATTCTTTGCTCTATTAATTCGTTAAGATTAATACGAATTTCATAGTCTCTATAAATGGGCATCTTTAAAAGATCATTATATAATTTTATCTATAATTCATTCTAGCACAAAAACTTGGTTTTTGCTAGAATCTTCACATTTTATATGATTCTTTGTTGTCAGTATCTGAAACACCGATTATCTTAAGAGGTGCTTGCTCAATTCTAATTGTTTGAGTAGGTCCAGCTTTCGCTATGATAGACTCAATTTCTTTTGCAGTAACAGGAGGTGTTCCACCATTACCGTTTCCATTACCATTCATCTTCATAGTACCATCACCCTTTTTAGATGCTGTCTGAATTCCGAAGCTAGCTAAAACTCCTGTAAAAACTGAAGCTATAAAAGTTGGATCTATTTTCTGTTGTGGTACACCTGGTATAGCAACATAATTTAATGTCAATATTCCACCCGACCAGGCAAGAACAGTAATGCGTACAGCTGTACTAATGATTGCTGCTTGTTCTTCGGCATCGGGAAGAAGTGCTGCTTTTGCTTTACCAAAGAAACCTTTCTTTTCTTCTTTAGGTTCTTTGATTTCTTCAACAACTTCTTCCTTTATTTCTTCAGGCATAAGAATGATAGTAACTCATTCTATTTAGAAAGTTGGAACTCCAAATCCACCAGAAGGTGCAGCAGGACTTGCTGCTTGTGGTGTTGGAAGACCTACATCTCCTGTGAGAGCACCGCCTACAGCACCTCCACCCATTCCACCTACAACAGACTCAACTGCTGCATCTTTGATGTCATCAATAATTGCATCTTTATTTAAATAAACATAACTTCCAACACCAATGATACCAGCGAGTGATACTCCTGATACGACACTAATGACATTAGCAATGCTATTAAAACTTGGTAATTTCATGATTTACTCTAAATATCGTGATTTTATTTATCAAACTCACTTCCTTTACCAAAATACTCTAATGAAAGAATATCATGATTATCATCTGTAGAATGAATCCATTCTTTAAATTCCTTTCTAATAGAATCAGCATCTTCTACATCTTCCACAGTTCCCATTTTACACAACACCTCCATACGGTGCAATGACCAATCATAATTATCCTTCAGTGTTTTTTCCAAAAGATCCATAGTCCTTACGCATATAGCGTCCTAATATGTTGCTATTGTAGTACGCTGGTTCTCCATTGTCAAGTGATTCTTGTAACACATTATTTAAAAATAATTGTTTAGTCTCTTCGTAATTTACATCTCCAAGTCTGGAGTGTAGGGAAAGGATTTCTCGTTTGAACGTTGAGTTTCCAAAAAGCTTTCGATCTGAATTAAGCTCTGCAGAGCTTCCATAGTATCTTTTCCAGTCACTCTCAGACGTAACCCGTCTCTTACCACCTCTAGGTTTACGCTTTTGCCAGAAGTATTTTCTACCGATATATTGCTTGCCAGTTTGAAGATTAGTAATCCTGTAGACGAAACCGAAGAAATCGTTAATATCGCCAGTAGTAAAAGTTGAACCCTGATAGGTCCAGGGATTTTCATAATCTCCCTCAACCACTTTGGTCTCATTGGTGGTTTCCATCCCATTATCTTTATAATATCTAAGTTATATAGATAACTTTATAAAAACTTAATGTTTTCCCGAACGCTTACAAAGCGATTTTACACACATTTAACACCTATGTCAACTACTTGATAAATACCTAATAAAGTGTTATACTATAAATGACTGTCTTTGTACAAAATCTGACCATCAATGCTGGAGAAGACTTTAGTAGGGATTTGGATATACTTAGTGCTGATGGTACTGGTGGAGTTGATTTAACTGGTTACAGTGCTAATTCACACCTAAGAAAGCATACAGATAGCACTGGATTCACAGAAATAACAGTAGGCATTACTAGTGCTGCTAAGGGTAAAATTAATATATCCATAGCAAGTACAATCACGACAAATATAAAACCTGGTAGACACGTATACGATGTTCTATTAACCAAACCAAATGGAAATAAACTAATCGCTGTAGAAGGAACAGCGTTAGTTAGACCAGGTATATCTACAGGATGCTTCTAATAAATAACAATAAAAAGTAATGGCAGTATTCAATACTAACCTAGTTATTCATACAGGAACTGATTTCGAGCAAACATTCGTTCTTGAGGACGATAGAAGTAATAGTGCTAAAAATCTAGAAGGTTATACTGGATGTGCTAAATTAAAAAAATTTCCAGAATCTGTTGCAATAAACACATTTGATTTTGCATTTTCTAACAGAGAATTAGGAAAAATAAGAATATCTATGACAGATGCTAATACAAAAAACTTATCAGCAGGAAAATATTACTACGACGTTCTACTTAATGATGGTTCAGCAGTAGAACGTGTTATAGAAGGTCAAGTAATAGTTAAAAAAACAGTTACTAGGCTTTAATTCTAAAATTAGGGACTAATTGAAAATCTTTAGTTACTCCAACACCTGGTTTATACTTACCTATTCCTTGTTGAGCATTTTTAGCAGCTTTAGTTCCACCAATAATATCTGCTCTATTGACAGTATTTTCTTTGATAATAGAATAGATAGTATTCTGATCCATTTCAACCATAATATAATTTGCTTCTTCTATAGTAGATGCTTGCTTAGATTCCATTATATAATTTAGAACTAGATCATAAGCATCATAAGATTCTAAATCCATTACCTGAGTAACTCTCTTACTCTTTTTCAAGTCCTTTGCTACATTAGAAGTTGGGAATTTTTTAGCAAACTCAGCTTTAGCAGCACCAGGTTTAGCACCAGGCATCATACTTTTTGCTTGCATAGACTTGAAAGCCTTTTGCTTATCCATTAGTGCGTTAACCTTATCAGCACCAAATCTATCAATATTTCTCTGCCTCATTTGACTTCTGGCAGTTATCTTTGTCTTTACTGGTTCAACCTTAACCTCTGGTTTATTTGCCTTGGCTATTTCCTTCTCCTTTCCCTTTGTAACCTCAGAAGGTAACTTAGAGGTATCAACTTTTTTAGGATTCTCAAATGTTTTTTGATAATCAGGACTAGCTGGATGAGTTGTCTTTTTACCAACAACCTTACCATCACTACCTTTAATATCTTGAGTTATGGGCTTCCTTTCTTTACTACCACCTCTTACATCTGAATCTGCTCCTGGATCATCAAAATCTCTACCTGATCTATCAGTTGCATGATAAGTTTTAACAGACTTTTTAAGATCTTCCTTATCAGTCTTAGATAAGTTATTTTTATCTCTATCTACTCTTATTATTTCTCCTGTATTTTTATTTCTAACTACTCCAGTAACATTTGGTCCTTTTATTTCCTCCTTATCATCCTTCTTATTATTTTTAAGATTTGTAAGAACCTTCTCTAATTCACCTTCCTTTTTGGCATCTTCCTTATCTTTATCAGTTTCTTTCTTTTCAGTTATATTAGTATATAACTGACTTAATTCAACTAATTCTTTTGATGTAGACATCTCTTTCAGTAAAACTGTTCTCAAGAGATATTTATATTATTTTTTATCTTTTAACCTAGAATCTCCAGCAAAAGAGAATGAATAGTTTCCAAAATCAAGTTTTTTCTTCTTCTTACTACTACCAAAAGGTAATAATACCTTTTTATCATCCTTCTTTTTAGTTGGTGGAGTCATACCCTTAGTTGGTCCTAATGAGGAGTCATATGCCTTTAGGGTCTCATCACCAACTTTCCAAGCTGCTGCTCCTGACAATCCATAATTTAGTATCTGTCCTCCAAGACCTTTAGGTTTTGCATACTTAGTAAGAAGACCACTAACACCCTTCCACGTAAGTCCACTAGTAGCAGCACTTGTTACTGCTCCTCCAGTTGCTCTTGATAATCCAGCACCTGCATCCCGTTGTCTTGTATAAGCACTAAGACCATAGAATGCTCCAGGTCCAGTACCCTTAAAGGTTCTCAGACCTTTCTTCCTTGTTATATTAAGTCTCTGGAACAATTTGTTCTTAGGTACCTTAGTAACTTTTGGAGTAGATTTAACTTTTGATTTAAAACCAAGTGACCTTGATATTTTATTTGTCAAATTCTTAACAGATTCCTTAGATTTACCAACAATACCCTTGCTAGAAAGTCTCTTTTTAGAATCAGATGCCATATCTTTAAATGTCCTAGATGCTTTAGCTTTATCGTAAGTAGTATTGATATCTGACTTTGGATATGTAGATCTAATCGTATCAGGACTTAACTGTGTTTTTACTTTAGGTCGTTTATCAACGCTTCTAAGTATTTCACCTTTTTCAGGTTTAGACATACCATAATCAATTTTAACCCTTCCCTTACTAAGTTTTTCAATCCTTGCTGTATTTGTATCTTTAGTAAATTTTGATGCTTTTTTTGAAACCTCTCCCTGATCTATAACCTCTGTCTTTTTAGGGGGGTCGATATAATCTGTAGATTTCCAAGGATCTCCTACTTGTGCTGGTCCTCCACCCCTGAGATAATCAGATCTTTTACCTTTACCTAATAACTTTCTTAAATTCGCATCACCTTTCTTATTATAAGCAGAATCAAACTTAGGAGTTGATTTACGTGGTGTCCTCAACATTGATTGAGGATTAGTAAGAGGTTTCTTACCAGTAGAAACAGGTGTTGGTGTTGGTAATGTTGGTGGTTTATTACCCTTTATAGTTGAACTTTTAACAGTAGTATTCTTTAACTTTAACTTTCTCTTTGCTTCCTTTCTATCCGCTATTGCTTTATCTTTAGCCTCTATCTCTGCTTTTATTTGTGCTACTGATTTACCAGTACGTCTTCTTGGTTCTTGAGGTTTTTCACCTTGTCTAGTTGCAGATCTAGAATATCTTCCAGTAAGTCTATTAAAAAGTGTACTTTGATTTATTTTACCTTTTGCACTTTTTATTTCACTTGCTGAAGGTTGTTTATTAGCACCACCCTTTATCGCATCAGTTCGTGCTTTTTGACCTTGAGCAGACTGTTCAGCACCTTTAATAACATCAGAAGGTTTCTGAGGTTTTTGATTAGGATTATTTTTACCTGACGTAGATCTAAATTCAGTTTCTTTACCACCAATATTTCCAGATCCTGCACCTTTTGAACTAAAATCTAATTCACCTTGTTTTATTTTTGGTCCCTTTGATTTATTTTTACTATCAACGGGACGACCTGGACCCCTATTTACTTTTTCTCCTGAAGGAGGTGGTCCTGATGGAACCTTTGATGATTTTCCCTTTAAGTCCCCTTTTAAGTTTAGTTCACCCTGAGAATTGGCTAACTCACCCCTCTTTCCTTTATTTTTTAATAGGTCAGCAGTCGAATCTTTTTCACCTGGATTAGGACCAGGTGTCATTTTCTTTTCTAATATAAACTGACTAAAAGATTTCATCGTATAAATTCTACCTTCGTATTATTTATTCATCTTTTTTCTTATAATTATCTGGATGCCAAATAGGAAGTGGTGTAAGAGGATCTATACGATCCATCTCCATCCAAATCCTTCTAAACTCATCATCAGAGTTGGAATCCTGCGAAGGTGTCTTTTTTAACATCTTGTTTAATGCCTCCTACAATGTAAGACTCTACTTCAGTTTCTTGTGGTGCTACTTGAAGTCCTTTAGAACTAATCCAATGTTCTGTCCAAGGTAATGGATTATTTCTAGCAGGTATATCATATACTGGTTTTAAACCAATGGATTTCATTCTACGATTAGCAATCCACTCAACGTATTGATGTAGTAACTTATCATTCAATCCAATCATTGATCCATCTTTAAAGAGATATTCTGCCCACATCTTCTCTTCATTTACACAACGATCAAACATTTTGTATGTCCACTGTTCTTCTTCCTTAACAATATCAGTCATTTCTGGATCATCACCCTTTCTCCAGTTGTTTAATATGTTTTGGGTAATGGCGAGATGTTGGTTTTCGTCTCTGGCAATGAGGGAGATAATCTTAGCAGATCCCTCCATAAGTTTAAGTTCGCCAAATGCAAAACTGCAAGCAAAAGAAACATAGAAACGTATACCTTCAAGAATGTTGACATTAGCGACTGCCCTGTATAAGTGTCTTTTTAAATCTTTACGTGTCCATTCCGAATTAGGATGACCATACATATCAGGTTTCCAACTGTTACTCTGACCATAATCCTGTGCATAATTTATAAAATTATCATATGATTCAGTAACACTTGCTGCACGTTCTAATATTCTATTATCATTTAGAATCTTATCAAATACATCTGAAGGATCTGCATATACATTCTTAATCACATATGTGTAAGAACGACTATGGATCATTTCCATAAATGACCACACTTCCATACACGCCTCTAATTCGGGTAGAGAACAGTATGGAAGAAAAGCCATACCTGGAGCACGTCCTTGAACAGAATCAAGCATTATCTGATACTTGAGATTCGATGTGTAGATATGTTTTTGTTCTGGACGTAATGATTGATAATCACCTCTATCTTTTTGCAAGGATACTTCCTCTGGTCTCCAGAAATATCCTAATTGTTGTTTTGTTAGATTCTCAAAAGAAGGATACTTAAAGTTATCGTACCTTTGAACTCCTAAAGGTTTACCAAAAAACATTGGTTGCTTTTTAGTGTCAACATCTTCAGTATTAAAGACGGTCATGCCTTTAACTTCAGTCTTCATTTTATTTTCCGTTGATGAAATTTTAAATTGCACAGGATTCACACTCCTCCTCTTCAGATGAACTTAATTCAGAAATTAATGTATCTAATCTAGTCTTACCTTGAATACCAACATCATCCATATTATCTTGCAATCCAACTGCTGTTGGTTCCTCTATTTCATCAGTTTTTACATCGTAAGTATTTTGATAGTAAGAAGTCTTCCAACCGTACTTATATGTAGTCAAAAAGTCATTTGCCATTACACTTGTCGGTACTTCAGAACCTTCAAAGTGTTGTGGATTATATGACCAGTTTCCTGAGATTGCTTGATCAAAAAACTTCTGCATTACTGCAACCACATTGATATATCCAGTATTGTTTGGCATATCCCAAAGAAGAGTATAATTATTTTTAAGAGTATTATACTGTGGAACTATCTGTTTTAGTGGTCCTTTCTTTGACTTCTTGATAGAAAGATATCCTCTAGGTGGTTCAATACCATTCGTAGCGTTAGAAACCACTGAGGAAGATTCTGAAGGCATCTGAGCAGACAATGTACTATTACGAATACCATACTTCTTTACATCTTCTCTGAGAGATTCCCAATCATACTTCAGATCATTAGGAACTAACTCATCAACGTCTTTTTTATAAGTGTCAATAGGAAGAATACCTTGAGCATACTTAGTTCTATCTGAGTAAGTACAAGCACCCTTTTCTTTTGCAAGATCAACCGATGATCTAATCAATTGATACTGGAATGCTTCTGTTAAATCATGAACCAACTTCCACGCTTCTGGATCACCATATTTAACACCTTGCTTTGCAAGATAATGTGCTAAACCGATGAAACCAACACCGAGTGATCTACGTGCCTTAGTAGCGATTTCTGCTGCTCTAACTGGATATTTCTGGAAATCAATGAGTTCATCCAAGCTGCGAACACTAAGATCGCACAAGCTTTCAAGATCCGAAACATCCCTAATTTTGCCAATGTTAATAGCAGAAAGTATACAAAGAGCAATTTCGCCATTTTCGTCGTCTATATGTTGAATAGGTTTAGTTGGGAGTGTTATCTCCTGACATAGATTACTCATCTCTACTTTATCCACAAAGGATGAATGAGAATTACAATGATCTATGTTCATCAAATATATTCTACCAGTTTCTGCCCGTTCTTTCAACAAATCCAGTAT